AATAAGTTGTGCGAGTAGTAATTGGATTGCCACAAGTGCAAACTTTTCGCAATACCATAAGACAACTACAGTTGTAGGTGTCTTATAAAGATTTATAACACCATTGTCATTAAAAATCCGTCTTCAATTGGGTTCTTGTAGTATTGAGGTATCTTCATGTTGATAGAATAGCCTAGTTTCTCATACATCTTGATGGCCGCTTCGTTGCTCTTCCGCACCTGAAGTGCGGCCATAGGGATGTTCCTCTCTCTCATGGCCCTGTGCGCCTCATACATCAGTTTCGGCCCTATCTCTTGACCCCTATATTCCTTGTCTACCGCTACAGAGATAATGAGACCCATACGGACACGGTTCACCAACTCTTCTCGGCACATGACATAGCCTATCACCTTCCCATCGAACTTGGCCACATAGAAAAGGTCTCCGAACTGGTTGAGATGGTTCGTCCAGAAGGACGGAACGTAGGTCTCCGGCATACTAGCCACATTAAGAGCCATGATAGCGGGTAAGTCCGTCCTAAGAGGATGCTGGATGGAGACGCTCATGGGTGTTCCCTTTTCCATTGTTCAGGAGTTGGCCAATCCATCACATGGCCAACGTAGATAATGTCTCTGCACTTCAGAACGATTCCATCCCAAGTGAGAGCCTCTTCTATCCAATCCACTTTCTGTCTTCCATGCTTAGTGACTTTATTGTTAGGACACACAAAGGTCTTGCCTCTTACAGTCTTTCTGAAAGCAAGCATCTCTTCTCTCGTCAGAATTTTATCTCTCATTTGCATCTCCTCTCCTTTTTGAATTGGCAATTCATACAAAGCACCTGATAACCAGTGGGGTATTTATGTGTTTTGAGCCATATGTAAATCTTACTCTGCCCAATCTCTTTACGATGTTTCGCTCCATCATTATTGATGTGGTCAATTGTGAGACAATCTATGTCTGTAAACGGTTCCTTATGTTCTCCAAATGGGTTAGCACACTGAGGCGGGTTGCTGCCATAATGAATGAGCACTTCAATCCTAAGTTTAGCATATTTCTCTCGTTCATACTGTGTTTTTCTCTTTCTATTTTGATGATACCATACTCGTTTGTTGTCTAAAATGTGAGTCCGATTTTTAGTATAGCGGTCTTTGGCGTGTTTTCTATGGCACAAAATACAAGTGTAATCGTTTTTCTCCAAGTAATTAGAGTATGCTGTTTCAGCAGTTAAAGGAACTCCGCATTTTATACAAACTCTCATAGCACTAGATAGGAACATCCACTATATAAACCTTATGGAGAAGAGAGCATTCTTGTTTTTAGGTAAACCCTAGTAATTCTACAAATTCTTCAAGATGTTTTGAAGGAATTGTCTTTCCACTTGCGTAGTTTTTAGGTAGTTTGGTCATTAGTTCGTCTTTGCTCAAAGGACTAGAGAGCCATTCTCTTAGTGTAGCATGAGATAAAGCCTTTGCAAATTCAACTCCTACAGCCTCATAAAGATACAGTCTCTTAGTCTCAATAGACCAATCTCTCTTCATACCCGACCTAAGTGGATAAGACCTCTTCTCCTTGGGCTTGCCCAACTTGAGGTTCTGATGGGTGAGATAGAGGGCCGTGTCTGCCTTATCAAAGGTCAGAACAAGTCCAACTCCAAAGGCCCGGAAAACAGTGAGAGCCTCAAAGAAGGATACCTTCCTCTCTGGATGGGCCACAAAGTAGTCGTCAAGACGCATCCACTTCTTGATAGTCCAATCGTAGAATCCTAGCCCCTCTAGAATGATGAAAGGCTCATAAGCGTTCTTGTTGTTCGAGAGGTCTTTCAGTTGCTCGAAGATGCGACCATCGTGGATAGAGGCAAGGAAGTCCTTCAATTCCTTTCGTTCATACATCCGGCTCTTCTCTAGACCGTTGACTACAAAATCAGTGCCAAGTTCTTCAGCAGAAACAACTTGCGTGTCAAGTGGCAAATACTCTTTCAGTGCATTATACTCCTGAGTATTGGCTGTGAGTGTCATTTTGGAACACCCCTATGAGGGCAAATCCCAAACTTTTTCTGAGCCATATTGCAATTCCAACATTGTATCTCTAACTCATACGTTGTTGGAAAATTGTTGAGAACCAACCAACGATAGAAAGTCCAACCTGATGTTCTTGTTGTCTTTCGTTGTATTGCGCCATCGTTGTTAGGATGTCCCAACGTGAAAAAACGAGAATCGGTCATTCCGCAACATCCACATCTGTTGCCATAGTGCTCCCATATCTGCCTTTCCAATTCAGGGAGATGTTTGCGCCAATATCGTTTATTATCTTCGCTCCTTGCTAAGTAGTAAGCGATATGCTCTTTCGAGTCACAAGTCTTTGGACTCCATTTTATTGGTTGACCACATTGCTTACAATGTGATTCTCCGTTCTTCTGAAAAGTCCAAACCATAGCAATTGTAACCGTTTAAGAACTTATAAGTGTTTCTGTTCCTATGTTCATTCTACCTTAAATATGTTCAATAACAGCGAACATACACCGCTTGAATGGATGATGAAGTGTATCATAATGTTCCATAAAGTGCCACATTCTGGTATACTCCTCTCCGAACACATATAGGAGTATTAGTTGCTAATAGAAGCATCCGTCCCTAGTTCCTCTGGCTTGACCACTACAGTATCGGGCGGCAGAAATCCCTTCATGATTTCGGCTTCCTGTGAGTTGACGTAGAGCACAGCCTATCCCCTATGCCTCTGTCTTAATAAGGATTTCAGTTGCTTGAGAGTAGTGTTCTCGTCCCAACTCACGTTCCTATCAATGGACTTCTTGTGGCAGTTGTCGCCCATCGGGAAGGACATCCCTGTGACGCTCAGTGTGGCCAACTCCTTGCCATTACAGAAAGCACAGAGTTGGCTGTCGAACTCCGGCACATCCCCTAACGGATTCTTGGTTCCCTTTACCATACACCCACCCTTCTCATGAGCCTTTATAAACCTTTAACCCGTATTCTCAATGGTATCGAGTATGCAAACCCAATCTAGGAACGTGATGCTCTTGTCTGCCTCAACTCTGTAATAGGGCGGTTCTGAGGACGAGAATGGGAAGAAGGACAGTTCGCCTGCGGCCTCTATCCCTTCTTCGGGGATGTCACAAATGAGGCCATAGTAGACCACCTTGACTGTCTTTCCCATGAAGACTTATTAAGCACCACTGGTTTATAAAGATTGATGTCGTCATCAAATGAGCGACTCTTGAAGTCACTACAACAGGAGTTCGACAAGATGAAGGTGAATGAGCCTAAGAACATCACCCTTGACCTTTCTGATGCACAAGAGTTTGTGGAGAAGTATGTCCACTTGCCAGAGAAGGCTCCGCCAGAACAGAAGACATGGTTCGAGAAGCGGCCTTGGCTTAAGGAACTCTACCACGATGAGAGCGAGAGAATCGTCATCGTCAAAGGCCGACAGATGGAAGTCTCCGAGTATGCGGTCAATTGGATTTTCTATCATGGCCTCAAGAATCCGGGAAAGTATATCTACGCTTCAGCGTCAGGAGCGAAGGCCGACATCTTCAGCCGAGACAGATGGCAACATCAATTGAAAGCAAGTCCCGACCTGATGGCCCAAGTCTCGCGTATGGCAGTACGTGAGACAGAGTATAACAAATCGAAAATCCACTTTATGACAGCCTTTGAAGATACCCAAACTCTCAGAAGCATTGACGCTGATGCAATCGTGCTAGACGAGTTTCAGGACTATAGAGCCAACGCTATCCCAATTGCTGAAGCAGGAATGGGACACAGCCAATTCAAGCGGATGCTTGTAATTGGAACTCCCCTACTAACGGGTAGCAAGTTCTCAGAAATATGGGATGGTAGCACCAAGAAAGAATGGAACACCATAGAACAGAAGTGGGAAGTCACCAATCTCAAGTCTGATGGCCTCTGGTCTGGCTATCATATCAGCAACGAGTATGCTGTCGGCGTATGGATTACGCCAGAACAGTTAGAGTATTGGAGACAACACAAACCACAACAGGAGTTCCAGAACGAAGTGCTTGGAAGATTCTACGCTGGACTCGGAAGACCGACAGACTATGGTTACATGAGTTCTCTCTTCAGTCCGAGCATAATGAAAGGGCAGTTCGGGAAGGGCGACCTTCTGATTTCAGGAGTAGATTGGGGCATCTCCAAGTCCAACACGGTATTCTATTTGATTAGACCAAGGATTCTAGAGTTGCCAGACCTCTACACAATAGACACCCTCTATGTCGAAAAGGTAGACAATCCAGACATAACCAAACAGATTGCCAGAATCGCACAACTTCTCAACACCTTTCCCACTGTTACAAATGTGCTGGACTATGGAACTGGCTTCGTCCAGAATCAGGAACTCTACAAACAGTTTGGGAGCCGCATAATGCAGATAGAGTTGGGTAGCGGAAAGTTAGGCAAGCCCATAACTATAGAACAGACGGCCTTTGGCCCTATAGCCAAGGTCAATAGAACGTGGGCCATAGACACGGCTATGGATTACATCACCAGACCAGACAGATTCAGATTCTACAGCGAGACAGACAAAGGGACAAAGGATTGGATTATCAGGGACTTTTTGGCTGAATATCCTGAAGCGAGCAAAACCACCGAAAAGAAGATATGGATACACAGTTCCGATGCCACAGATGACTGCCTCATAGCCTTCGTGAACGCCATGATTGGCTTCCAAATCCAGAAGTCTGCCGCCATGCCGGAGCGTGTAGAGGACATGATTTCGTTTGTCTAGAGTCGTCTAGATGGGCTTAAATAGGAGCGATACGCTTATTAACCTGATATGGCAGAGGGAAGCATTCCTAGAGACCCAAGTGTTTGGGACGTAGTTGGAAGGGAACCGGAAGACCCCATGTCTGCCGCAGGTAGGGACATCGAAAAACCTACTGAGGGGATTATAGGGCCAGACGAAGAGCCGATTGAGGAACCTGCTACAGAGCCAACCGTAACTGCTCCCTACGACACGATAGACGTTGCCTTGGACGGATGGGAATATCGCTCTTGGAGACAGTGGCTAGGAAAGGATGATGCAGAGCAAAAGAAGAAGGCAGACTTGGCTCTCGACTTGATGCGCCAGTATGACCCTTCTGCTTCAGCAAGCCTAGAGAAGTCCGAGAAGAATCCAGACTATTCTTGGGTGTTCCGTTTCGGTTTGTATGGCGACCCCGGCAAAGTGACGGAAGCAATCGAGAATCTGGACGAACAACTTGTCGGCATACTTGGAAATTGGGAAGTCGAAATGGGAACGGCAAAGGCACTTGTAAAGAGGATGGATGGAACGAAAGAGGCCATTGAGGTTCCAAAGGATATGATGTCCAAAGACATCGCTACTACTATGATGAGGCTTCTTGAGATGGTGCAAGAGGGCGGGACGAAGATGCCTTCCGATGCTACATCCAAGACTTCAGAACTTCGGCAGATTGTATCCCCTGAATCCGGTGAGTATTGCTCTAGGCACAAAAAGACAGGTGCAGAACACACAGATGAAGAGAGAGAGGAAGACATCTGGGGCGCAGAGAAAGGAGAGCAAGGCGGGGTCTACTTGGGGTGCGATAGATGCAAGAGTCTAGGCACTATCACGAAGGACAGGAAAGAGGTCATATGCCCAGAGTGTAGAGGGACTGGTCAAGGTGCGAAACAGTTCGATTGGCCAGAAGACGAGAGAGACGTAAAGCAAGAGGCTCACAGCCATTCTTGTAAAGAGTGCGGAACAGAGATGGAACCCGTAAACCAAGCGCACACCCAATACAGATGCTCCAATTGGAAAGGTGGATGCACCCAAGCCGATACTGGCGTTCCCGCAGAAGATTGTGAGAAATGTTGGGATAGAGAGACAAGACGAAAAGAACAGCCAGACGATGACTCATTTGATGAGAACGACCCCGAAAAATCCTGTATAGTTCATTTCAAACCCTATAACCAACATACAGCAGAAGAGATAGGACAGGATATAGGAGCAATGAATCCTCTAGAAAATCCTGTAGGCTTTCCTAGATTGGTTCGCACAGAAACACAAAAGCCTTGGAGACCCGACATCCAGCCTGTCTCGAAAGAGCATTTGGATGAAGAAGAGGGAAGATGGAACGAGTGGGCAGATGAAGTAAAAGAGGCTATGAGCGAACTAGATAAGGCGGGAGAGGACGTAAAAACGCTGAGAACCACGAAGACAAGCACTCCTGAAGCGGCTCTCAATCTTCTCAACTCAATCAAGGAGTTGGTTGAGAGCACAAGAAGTTGGTTCTATGAAATCGCCACCCAAATAGACCAAGAGCCTGTCGGAAAGGAAGACAAAGACCTTGCAGATGAATTGAAACAGGTATTTAAGGACGAGACTATGAAGACGGTCTTCGACAACCTCTCATCTATGGTTGAGAAGGTCATTGCTGAGAAGCAGACAATGGCTATACCAAACTAGAACGCTTAAATACTAAGCCGCATTTACCTCATTCATGAGCCAAGAAGAGGGAAAGATAGTTCCCTCTGAAACACAGGTGATGGAAGTCATGCGAAACCTCTTTTCAACAGAGTATGGGCTTGATGAAAAGGACAGAGACATTGCCAACCGACTGGTTCAATACAGTGCTGACAGGACAGGGCTATCCGAGAAGGAGAAGACCAAGTTCAAGGAGATGGGTATAATGGACAGCGAAAACGACCTTTGCGTTCCAGAGCAGTTCATCTACAAGGGTCTGGTGCTTCCATCCTTCTGGATGAAGTGTCTGCTTGCGTATCACAATATGATGGACTTTTCCGAGAAAAGTGAGAACAATGAGAAAACTCAGACCAAATGACATCGTAACAATCGGCTGGATTGCGTGGGAACTAGGCAACGGCATTCCCCTCATTCTTCTAGGTCAATGGATTTTGGCTGTAGTGATGACGGCGGCTGGAATAGGGGTAGCATGGGGCTTAGACCGCTACGAGAACAGAATCTACAGAAAGGGAAGCAAGATTAGTTGGCTCGACTTCATGAGAATCAGAGACCTGATGTCGCATGGCCACAACTATGAAGCGGTCATTTACACCATGAAGGTAGCCTATGGGATGGATGAAGCACAAGTTCAAGCCCTGAAGCCGGAAGACCTGAACGTATTGATGGAAAAACTAAAGGTGGAAAAGTCAAATGGCTAACTCCTATTCGCCCAACTTCTATGACGAACTCAACACGGTAGAATGGGAGAAGTATGTCTACGTCAAGTGCCTAGTCTGTCACGGAGTCTACCGATACGGTGTCTACGGCTTCCAAGAAGGCGGGATAAACTGCGTCCTCTGTGGAGCCGTCACTTGGAACCCCATCATCGTGGGCAAGGAAGAATACCGGAAGTTCCTAGAAAGCCAGAAGAACCCCTACGGTCTACAGACTTTCCAGCAACGAGTCTGGGGAACTGCGCCCAACGATGAACCTTGGCAGAGAAGGTAGAAAAAAGACAGATGGCCTTACTTAGACGCTTTGCCCTGTTTCGTTCTCTAGGGTCAGGAAGGCCATGATGACGGCCACAGCGAATCCTGCATAGGCCGCATACTCTGGCGAGTTCTGAACTATGTAGTCCAGTCCAGCCACAGCCGCGCCCAATATCAGGGTCACTAAGCCGTTTACTGCGCTGATGTGTATTGACACCATAGCAAGAGGATAGTTTTAGCCGTTTATAAGGATTGCGGCTTCTCCTTCAGAAGCCTAGTTCTGGACTTGAGAACGAGCCATACATAGGGTCGGCCTATGACTAGCCAGATAGGAACGGCAGTCCACGACCATGTGAAGAACTGCTCTGGACTGAATCTCCATACCAGAAGAGCGACAGGGCTGAGTAACAGCCACGACCAGAAACACCCAACGGTGGTGTCCACCAAGTAGGTCTTAATGGCCTTGTTCATGTGAATACTCCCTAGAGAGCGAGACTCTAACCTGTGGAAACAGTCGAACCCAATCGGGCAAGTCTATCTCTTCATCAAGTGCGGCATTAAGCCAACCTTCCTTCATTTGGAACGCACCCTTTTCTTCGGAAGATAGGTAGGGATGTTCATCAGTTCTTTCGGGAGCAACCCTCTCTCTATCATCTCCTCAACATGGATGATACAAGCGATATTCCAAGCAGAAGCGGCCAAATGGTCTTCGTCCCTCAAACCCTCTCTATACTCGTTGAGATGCCGTATCGCGCTGTCAAGGAACCTTCCAATGGGTATCCCTTTCTCCCAATTCCGGTCTCCATACTTGACGGCCCCGTTCTCATAGTGTCTGGCCAGCCTACGAAGGAAGATGGGGCTTATGAGGTCGAACCGTCCCTTTCCCTGTTGTATATCCCGCACCGCACCTGTCTTGAACTTCTGCCGTGTTCCACTGTCCTTAACTTTCTTGTAGTCTATCATTTTCCATCTGCCCTTCTCGATTGATTTAAAGAATTGATGAACTCGTCAACAGTGGTAAAGATTGCTGTCGCATGATAAGTCAACCAAGGATGCCCCATCTTGGTCTTGTCTTCTATGATGAGAAAGGTAGGATGCTTGAGAATATGACTGTTGTAGAAGACTTCCATAGGGGTTCCGACAGAAATCTTGTCAGTAAAGAAGGCCACCATACCGTTTGCCCTTCGTATGATTCTGAGGTCGCGTTCCACTATCACCTTCGGAATGGTTGTAGCCAATGAAACACCCCATGTCGAGACCCACTTCTGGCGTTCTACCTTGTCTTTATATCCCTTCGTTTTGGACAGTTTGTCGAATTTCCGAACATCGGTTCGACCCTCTACATCGTAGAAGGGATTGATGAGGTTCAGTCCGGTCTTCCTCTCTATCCGCAATTCTTCCTTACGGAGCCGAAGTCTGTCTCCAAACGGGTGCGCCATGTAGTAACTAAGCATAAATTTCACCCTTGATTATCTCAAAGACCTCATCCTGAGAGACCATCGTAATGGGGCCAGCGTATCCTTGAACCATATAGCCAGTCAACTTTCTGATACGGTTAATAAGGATTTGGGCCTCTTCCTTATGCAAAGACCTCACCGTTCTGTTTGGCTTTCTTGTCCTCATAGGGAGCCATACGTCTCCGATAGAACTCCAACTTCACTGCTTCAAGCACCCCAAGACCACGATTCATCATCTCATAATAGGTGAACTGTCCACCATACATCCTCTCAATGAGGCGTGTAATCACATAGTTCACATCGCCATCTTCAATGTATGGACGGTCATTATCTGGGGAAAGGTCTTCTAACTTGAAGAAGGCTTCGAGCAGTTGGTTGTAACCAACGTCCAATATCTTCCTTCGCTCTAGTTTGATGTATGGCATACCAACCCCTTGCTCCCAAC